CCAACTCATCCCTGCGCATTGGCCTGCCGTCAACCATGTATCTGTCCAGCCAGTCATCCGCCCAGCCTTCGCCGTACATCGCCCGAAAAGCGTCATTGGTGAACGTGAGGCAATCATGTTGGCCCCATGAAAAAGGCTCACCCCTCATCGCCCGCAAATAAGCGTTGAGATGCTCGCGCGGCCCCATCACTCAGAATTAACCTCGCGGCCCCAAACAATTTCGCGATCCTGCAATGATGAGACATAGGAGAAGAACGTGTCACCACTGTGTCGTGACTGCTGGCTTCCCTCGGTATAACGCCAGTTTGATGATTTCTCCAGGCGGACCAGCTTGCTCTCAACTGTCAAAGATATGATGCTAGTCTCACCACTATCTTGGATCGTCATGACATTCATCAAGCCGCTGAACACTTCAATCGGCGTCGTGGTGTCGGTCGTGCCAAAGTAAATCTTACACGCACGGTTTTGATAAGGCTCTTGGATCGCCAGAGATACAAGCGTGGCCGGAACGCCAGACAACTGCAAGGTTATGCTCTTGGCCGACAGATCGTTCACCTCGTCAATGCCAGTGATAGACAAAAGATTTCCGCTGCCAAGGTAGGTGTCTCCGCCTATCGTCTTGTCGCCGTATCCGGTCCAAAAGCGCACAGGCGCACTATCAAAGAGCATCTCAACCGCATAAAACGGGAGAACTTCCGGCTGACTCAGAGCGGTCAATAAGGATGCTGGTGTGCTGCGGGTCATAATGCCTCCATCGCGGCAAACGTAATGCCATATATGCTGGCTTCATTGACTGACCAAGATTGCTCGTTTGAGGACAAGCGAAACACGCCAGCGGCGCTGGTTAGATCGGCAGAGACGTTTGATTGGTCCGCTCTCAAGGCAGGCCATATCTCCAAAGTGCCTGATCCGTTTTGATCCTGCAAAACCTTGTGCAACCGTGCGTCAGCGCCGGAACCAAGCTGAATGTAATCACCAGCGAGCAAAGTTCCAGTCATCGTTGTTGATACGCTGCTGTCACCAGTTGAGCCTGTGATGTTGACTGTGGTCGCCGTGCCGCGAGGGGCCGTCCCTGACGGATCATTCAGCAGGAAAGTGCCAAACTGCCCACGCAGGCTGACTAGGAATGCGATCCATTGCTCCGCATCCGCACGCTTCATGGCTGGCAGCGTTATATCTGCCTGCCAGGTTTGACCCGAATAAGCATGAGCCTGTCCAGCAAAGGTGAATGGGCTTTTACTATAAGCAACAGCGTTGATAGCAGTCAACTCAACGCTTCTGATGCGCGTGTTAGTTGGCAAGCTCAGAGGATAATTTATGCTCATGAAAATGCCCTTCCATATGACCCGCCGCGACGTTTCGCATCTACCACTGCCGCTTTTGCACTTTCCGCAATCTGCGGCATTAGCTGCTTGATCTCTGTGCGTACAGTTTGTTGTACACCAGTGGAAACATTAATTGTTTGATTGACGACAACCTGGCCACCGCCTGAGCCTTTGGTGTGATCTGTAACAGTCTCTCTTGGGTGCAGCATGGCCATAAAGCCGCCTTTGCCGTCCAAGCCGCCCGCGCGGGGGCCGTTGCCCGTGTAGCCTCCGCCCTCCATTCGCGCCATTGGACGGACGTTGCCAGTCCCAAACGGCATAGATGGGCCAGAGACTTGGTTGGCGTTAAAGTAGCCACCGACGGCGCTCATGATGAACCCAGTGATCTGCTTGACCACAAACACGCGATACAGCTCTTTGATGATCTCAGAGGCCATAGACTTAAATGCTTCTTTTGTTGACTTTGTACCGTCAACAGCACTCATCATAGCATTCTCAAATGATTGCTCAACCGTCTTTAATATACCATTAAGCCTCTCCATGGCGGGAGACAGCTTACCGTCTATAGAACCTGCAAGTTTATCTGCCGCATTCTGGCCACTATCGCCAAATATATCTACCTCCAAGGCACCATTCTTGAACGCATCTCGAAGAGCATTTAGAGATTTCATAGGTGCAGCTAGGCCCATATTTACCTTTTGAAGGCTGCTATTAACCCCGTCCAACTCTGATTGTACTTCACTTGAGGCATCTTCCAGGTTGTCCGCAACAGTGCTTCCGATATTAAGCCTCAATACACTTAGACGGCCGTCCTCTGGGAACTTTGAGTTCCAGGCATCAACTATACCGGATGCAAGTTTGTCAAATGCTTGTGCTATAGGAACAAGAGAATTCATGAAATTAAGTTTAAAGGTGAGAATGCCCTTTTGTAGGCCTAAATACATTTTGTCGCCGTAATCAGCAATTCTCCCGAATGACTCAAACGCAACATCCTTCAAAAGCCCAAGGGCAATCGCAAACCCACCAGCGCCCCGTTTTAGCTGAAGGAACATTTCTATTAGCTTTGCCGCCCCCAAAAGCACGGCAATGGGAAGAAAACGCATTAAGATTGCGCCAACCGCCTTCAATGCGCCGCCCAAAAGCAAGGTGGCTGACCTAGCCGCAACCATAACTGTGCTGAATCTTCCAGCCGATAGAGCTGATGCCACTACTGCGGCCCTAACTTGAACCATAACTCCGGCAAATATTCGACCTGTTTTGGCAGAAAGCACCATGGCCTTGACCATTTTAACGCCAACAACCGCAGCAAATAGCCCAGCAGCGATCAATGCAGTATCAATGTTTCTCACGATGAATGGAAGGGCAGAGCCGAAAGCATCTTTCACAGACATTATGCTATCTTTGACAGACATAAGTGGCTCTTGAAGGACCCCAAGGGTACTGGCCAAATTAGTGACTTCCTTGCCAGACTTTTGCACTGCCACGCCAAATGCCGCAAAGATAGCAACCGCTGCACCGACAACCGCACCGATGGGGCCGAAGATTTGCAATAGCTGTGGAGCCTGCTGACCAAACGCCTGCATCTTGGACGTTCCGTTGGCGACCTGAACTGCAAAGTCACCAACTTGATAACCTGCCTGCTGCAACCCGCCCATGGCAAATTTTCGCATGTTGACACCGCCAGCGGTGACACCCTTGTTGAATCTACCCATCTTGGCATGAGCGGTCTGAACTGATTGACCAACGCGCTGAGTCGACTTAGATACTTGGTCTAGACCCTTGACCGCGCTGCTAGTCTGGGCCGCGATAATAATGTTGATCTTTTCACTCATTTTTATCCCGCTCCTCGATCAGCGCAAAGTATGCGATCCATTCATTATACTCCGAAAGGCTGATTTGCTCAATCTCTGAGATGGTCTTGCCTAATCTAAGCGCCAACCCAAGAAGGTTGAACCTGAATGGATCGCCCCTTAGTTTTTTAGATGGTCCTCTGTGCTATCAGTGTCAAAGATAGAACCAAAGACTTTCGCAATCACGCTGACAGGCTCACCAAGAAGGATTGCCTTATCTTCCAGTGTGAATGCTTTTTCGCCAGCTTCATCCTCACATTTGACAATAATCATTTCGACCATTGCACTCATGCTGGGTTCAGCCAGAAAGTTAGGGTATTTGCGCTGGACCTTCTCAATGTCTCTTGCGGAGACCTCGTTGAAGTAAAGGCGAAGCGGATTGTCCGCCTCGCCCCACTCTTCAACGTCAGAGAAACCACGCTGCTGTTCCGCTCGCTTCGCCGCGATACGTTTTGCTAGGGTCATGTTTTACACCGTTGTTTGTGTTAATGCACCATTACCCTGCACTGAAATTGACATTTCTACAAGCCCATCAAAAGACGAACTAACTGAACGACCAGTTACGATGGCTGAACCAGAGAGATAAGTATCTCCGGCGGTATCGCCTTCAGGGTAAAGGTTCAGAGTTACCTCTGCACCGATTGTGAGACCGCCCTGACCCGCTGTGTCAGATTCGTCCCAGAATACATCAACAGAACCAGAAAAGCTGGTCAGTGATGGTTTGTACGTCCGAGCGGAATCGCCCATGGATGTATCTTCAAGTGTGTCCGCAGTTTCTTCAATTGAGAATGAACGGATTTCTGCAATCGCGTCGGAACCGACCTTTACGGTGCCTTCGCTACCAGCGTGCGTAGCCATGGTGTATCTCCTATCTGGCCGTTTCCACATCATCGATGTCAGTGGAATACTCAACATCGAAGCTCAATCTGGCAACACCAACAGGCTGTTCAGTGTCCCCAGAAAAATCTATTTCAGTACCCGAAAGCACCGTCGTCTTGGCAAGGCCACTTAGCGAAAAGTCCGCTGCGATGGCCTCTTCGACCTGAACGCAAATCGCATCCAGATCATTATCCAGGCTGGTTGTCGCTCTCGCATAGACATCGACATTTACAGTCAAGGTCCGCATGAGCGTCTTCCTGCCGATTGTCATTATACCAGACTGCTCGGCACCCGCATAAACAGTTATAGCAGGTAAATTAGCCTCTGTCAGGGGGTAGACGCGAGTATTATAAACGCGAGAAGAAACTAAAGACACGCCACTATTCAGAAGCGTCGCAATTCTGTTTCTGATCTGCTGGCGGACATGAGCCATTATGATTTTTCCAGTTCGACTACGGTTACACCAGTTCCATCATGCACCCATGCGCGAACAACGTATTCAGTGGAGTTGATAATCATTTTATCAGTCTCGGAGATATATGGGACATCAGATGTCCGACAGGTCGCGCGAGGCTGCTCTTGGTGGACCTGAACAAATCCACCATTATCAACGGGCATAGTTTCATTATCAAAGATGATACTAATCACAGTATCACCCAAAGCGTTTTTCCGCTGGTAAGTTGCAGACACCGCAAATTCGTCTACCGAAAGAATTGATGCAAGATCACTCGCTAGGGGCAGGGCCATCTTCAACTTCCTCTGATGGAGTATAAACTTCTGCGTATCCGCGAGAGATCAGCTTACCTGCAATCTTGTCATCGACATCATGGCTACTGCCACTCTTGTAGCTCTTGCCGCCCCAGCTCGCTTTCTTGAGGAGAGTTATCTTCATTTCTTGGCCTTCCGAGTAACAGTCTTTGTGGCCTTGCTCTTAGGGAGGGCCACCGAGCGGTCCTCAACCTCTTTCGCTGGCTGCGGAGCATCAACGTACTCAACGCGGCCCATAGCGGTCAAATTGCGGGCATTCTCATCAGATAAGTTCATAATATCGCCAGCGTTGCAGCGCGAGCTATCAATAACGCAGGACTTCAAAACAAGATATGGCATATAAAACTCCTAGATGGGTTGGTGGGGACCGAAGCCCCCACCAGTTATATTATGCGCCGTCGTTGTTGAAGGCAAACGATACAGCGTGACGTACAGCCACATCGCATGTTTGCAGTGCAACGATGCGTACAGTGCCGCTTGTGCTGCTTGTGTATGGATCAACAACAATGTCCAAACCGCCGTACATGCCGATGAGCAAGTCAGCAAAGTTGCCGAAATACAGATCGCCTGCTGTGACTTGGTTGGACACGATGGTGTTGTAACCATTCATGTTGCCGTCTGGGCCAACTACGAACTGGCCTGAACCAGCGTCTTTTGCAGTTGTTTTCAGAGCGCCATACATGCCTGCTGGGGCGATGTATGCCAGGTTGCCAGACAAAGCATTGTCTTCTGCAACCGCAGTTTCCATCGCAACAACTTCTGCGAAGGTTGGGTTTGCAGCAGCAAAGTTAGTTGGAGCATTGATGCCAGCAGTGTTTTTCACACCTGTTGGCTGACCAGAAGAACCCGAGCCTGCCAACGCACCCAAGTCAATTGCGAGAGCAATTGCAGTGGACAAGTCGTTACGCACGAGGGCTTCAATGTCCAAGCTGGACTGCATCATCATCAAACGTGTGATGTCTGTGAACGCGCCGAGTGTTTTTGGTGCCATTGTGACTTGGCCCAAAGTTGGCTCGCTCTCAGAAGCAGCGCCACCTTCAGTGGAAATCCAAGAAGCAGCCGATGCGGCAGTTTTCTTTGGGATTTTCACGTTGCCGGACAAACCAGACAACATTGTGGCACCTGCCTGCATAACCGAAGATTGGTTGCGCAAAACGTCGATGAAAGAACCGCCACGGAAGTCGTCTGCAATTACAGCAGCGTCGTCTGTGGTGTTAAGGTCACGAACAGCCCATGAACGAAGAACTTCATTCGGGATCATGATGCCTTGAGCTTCGCGGCCATAGGCTTCAGAAGCTGCGGCAGATGCCTCAAGTTCGAAAGCGGCAGCTTGCTGTGCAGCACGATCAGTTGGGTTGGCGTGAGCGCGGATCGCTTTCAGCAAAGAGAACTGGCGAACTTCTTTCGGTGCAAGACCGATTTCAGTGTTGTCCAGCGGCTTGTTGCCGATTACGTTCAAAAGCTCGCCACGGAACTCGGCCAATGTGCGGCCTTCTGCAACGGCTTTTTCAGCCATATCACGCTGCTGGTGCTTACCACCAAGAGCATAGATTTCGGCATGGTCTTTTGCGGCGGCGCGAACAGCTTCGGCCTTCACCGCTTCAATGTCAATATCGGACATAGTAGCCTCCTTTTGAGGGGTTGGGTTAGGTGTACGGTGTTGAAGGTCGTCATCTGCGCTCCGGCCAACGCCGACTGTCCTGTCAGCGGGGATAGATACAACAGAAACTTCCATTGGAAGCCAATCGACAGCCCGGTAGCTACCCTTGCCATCTTGTTCCAATTTGTTGACTTGATAGCCAACTGAGATGTTGCTGCGAATACCGTCAGAAACATCATCAAACACATCTTTGGCAAGTCCGTTCTTTCCAAAACGAACCGTCGCACGCAATCTACGCGCCGAGCCATCCAATGTGACTGATTCCACAACGCCAATCTGCTGGCGAGGATCGTGATCCAAGAGCAAAGGGGCGCGACCACTATTCAGGAACGACAGGTCAATACTGCGCTCAGAGTGATCTAAAACTTCATTTCCATAGCCGCGCTCGACTGGCTCCTCAGAGGAAACAGCAATTTGAACGCGGCGAGCCTCAACGTCAATGACCTTCTTCTCTGCGGATACAGCGCGAGAGATCAGCTTCTCAGGGGCTAACCGAGTCTCCTCCGCCCCATCAGTCGCCTCCTCTGCGGCGCCCTCAGTTTCTTCTTGGCGAACTTCATCTATTACTTCATCAGCAACAATTTCAGTTTCCGCATCACGAACTTCAGTCATTACTTCGCCCTCAATATTTTCGGGCATTATATCAGAATTTCCGACATTTTCCATAGAGCGTTCCTTTTCCATTCTATCAGCTAATTTGCGCGACCAACTGAAGCCAGCATCGCCGCCCCAGAGTGCCCAGGCTATGCGCCCGTTTGATGGATAGCCATCCTCGCCAGGACGGAACCCCTCGGCCTTCTTATCAACCTCATGTCGGCTGAAAAAAGAATACATTCGCTTGACAGTATCGTCAGACAAGTTCTTGCCGTTTGAGATGTCACGCGCACGAGCTATGCCAACCTCAGTGCCGCCGCGACCGTATTCGCTGCGCCAGTCCAAGCCCTTCTTGGCCTCAGATACCATTCCGCTGGTTGGTTTATTCGTCATTGACTTCAACCTCCGCCGGGACTGGCTGCTTGTCGCCAAACGGCTCGTAAGCCATCTTCAGGTTGAACGCATCAGCCATCTCTTTGTCACGCTGTATCTGAGCAAACGTCTCTTCAGCATCACGGCCATAGTTGGCAGCGATATCAGTGTGACTCAAGATGCCGTTCTGCAAGCCGACAACTGCCGCATTGATCTCCTTCAGAGGGTCAACCCACTGGAAGCCGCGCGCACGCCAAGATATGCCTGCGCTGAACTTGGCGATCTTATTTGTGCCTGAGATCGGAATAACGCCAAAGCCCATAACATGCTCAAGCCACTCGCGGAACAGAGGATCAATGAAGTGGTCGATCATAAACCGATGCAAGGTGCGATAGAAATCACGCTCCTCAAGCGCGCCCTGGCGGATTGACGAATAAGACGTACCCTCCAAGTCATTGGCCAGTGAGGTATAGCTAATACCCAAACCGCCCGCGATACCACGCAAGACAGCCTTCTCAAAGTCAGCGAAGGCTGAATTTGGATGGGTAGGGTCAAACGCCGTGAAATCTACTCCAGCCGGAAGCTGGTGGAACGTACCCGCCTCTGCGTCATAGATCGGCGTTACATCATCTTCATAGCCGTCAGCGGTGAAACCATCGCCCGCGGGGGAAGTGAAGAAGCCCATCTTCGCAGCGCCAACACGGGCAGCAACCAGTTCAGCCTCACGATAGCCGTGAAGCATCTTCAGCGAGGCTATAGCGGAAACTGACCAAGGCACCCCTCGCGTCTGATCTGCGCGATCTGGACGGTAAATGTGCATCATCCTCTCAGCAGGAATGCGAGTGCGTTTCTTACCGTTGGCCAGTGTAGTGTAATCGTAATCGCCAGGGTGAGCCGTCAAAACGTGGTAGGCGACAGGGCGACGGGTTGATTCATCAATCTCAATGCCCATGCGGATCGGGTTGCCGCCCTTGACGCGCTCATTGTGATCTTCGTCAATCATGTCCGGCTCAATTAATTGCAGAGCATACCCCTGACGCAAATAATTCGCGCGAACCTTCATTAGGAACACTTCGCCATCACGCGCAACGCCAGTGATGACGTGATTGAGCAAATCAATCATGGACATCTGACCATCGATAGTAGGACCGCCATATCGACAGAACTCAGCCCAAGCATTCTCAACAATGTTGTTGCCGCCCATGTCCATCCCGCCGTCAGGATTGCGAGCCTTCATCTGAAGACGGATGCCAGCCTCACCAACGACATTGGTGCGCAAAAGCTGCAAATATCTACGCATATATTCGTTGTTGCGCTCAAGATCACGGGAGCGGTTCCGCAAGTCACGCAGGACAGGATATATCTCACTGTCCGCACTGCGATTGCTTGCGTTAAAGTCAGCGAAAAGCCGCCCTTTGCTGGCGGCTGCATAGTTTCTGCGGTTTTGCGGCTTTTTAGACCGACTGAAGATGTCCAAAATGCCCATTAGCTAAATCTAACCTTTACAGTTGTTCCGCTTGCTCTGCCGCTCTTTATCGCCAACTTGCGACGATAGGCGAGAACCTCCTGACGATACCTGTCACGCGCGACCATCAGTTCGTCAAAAGTCATCTTCGTCAAAGAGCGCCCAGCAATGCTGTAATTAGAGACATCGCTGTCAGCCTTGCCTTCAAGTATAGTTTCAATCTTATCCAGCATGATCTCAGAGTGTGTCCGAGGGTCAGCCCCGTTTACATCAAGATCAACAACAGCTTCAAATTCACCGCGCTGAACCACGATGCGGTTCCCGCTAGATGTTTCTGTGATCTCAAGCTGCCAGTGATAATAGCCTGGTGAGAAGTCCGACGATGTGTCGCTATCAACGGTGAACAGGTACTCAGTCTCACTACCAACGCCGAGAAGTTTAATCTCACCGCTTCCGCCCGCAGTAACCCTTGCCACATATTCGACAGAGTGCGTTGCCGCTGGGTAGTCAGATACTAAGTCGCTGCGCTTCCACTGGATGAAGTCGCCAACAACGACTTGTAGTGGTTCGCCTTCAGGAGCATTAGTGGAGTCGAAAAGATTTGCCATTATTTGTACCCATGCACAAAGCCGCTGCGTTTAGGCATTCTCGGACCCCTAGACGGACGTGAAGTTTCGTCGGATAATAACCTATTTTGTGCCTGCTTGTAAACTGCCTCAATATTTAGGTTCAACACGGCCAATGCGGCGGTAGCGTAAACTCTACAATCCAAGGCTTCATTCCTCTGCCTGATCTTAACCCACTCACGTCTTGGGCGACCCTTAAAATACTTTGTGACCTTCTTCTCAGCGGTCAACATGCGAAAATATTCCGCATTTCGATCCTCTGGGAAGTGGCAATAGCCGTCACCCTCATCCGTCATCTTGAGCCGAGCATACACTAATTCCTTGGCGGTGTCAGTCCCTACTGGAAAAAGGTTGATCTTTCCTATATTATTCTTGCTTGGACGGCCAATGATCGGCTTCCCCTCGCCGCCGATACCCTTGATTGCAAAAACCCTGCGCCCCGCCCTCTGTCGAGCATAATTGTAAACCTGCTGTGTGTAGTGACCGCCGGAGTCAATGCAGGACGATCTAATGACCATCTCACCGTGAAGCGGATGCGTAAACGTCTTTTGCAGCAAGCTGTCTAAGCGTATCCACAATTCAGAGGTGGATGGATCGCCATACAACGTATCATACGAGATGGACCAACTCTCTTCGCCCCGGCCCCAGCCAACGACCTCAATCTCTAATCGATCATCCTGAACGTCGATGCCAGCAGTCATCAGCAAGACCTCCGACGGTAACTCATCGCCCCAATCTTCCCGGCGATCCATCAAGTCGAACTCATCAATCCTATCGCCTTGCTCTTCCCATGTCTCACCCAGAAACGTGTTCACCCAAGTTTTCAGCCTCATTGGGTCTTTCTTTGAGGCCAGAAAGTCCCTCACCGTGTCTTCCATCGGCGTCCAGGGCGAATATAGGCCAGAAAGATGGAAACCAGCAGTTTTTCCATCGCCCTCGGAGGTAGCGCGCCACTCACCGTACCTGACAGCCGCAAAACGCTTCACATCGTTCCAGCAGCTCCCACAATGCTCACAAATATACTCCGCAGAAGCAGGCTTTCCCTCTTCCCACTTCACATTTGCCCACTTTAGGACTTGATGCTCCCCGCAGTCTTGGCACGGAACGAAATATCTGCGCTTGTCGCTTTCTTCATACGCAGCCTCAATCCGGCTTGCACCCTTGTCAGTTGGTGTACTGACCATGATAATCTTGCGGTTCCAGAACGTAGTTGAACGCTTCTTGGCCAACGACACTGGATCGCCTTCAGTCCCAGCAGAAAGCGGATACCGATCAACCTCATCGCACAAAATTACCCGACATGGGCGAGATGCCAGCGATGAGGGCGAGTTTGCGCCACAGGCTGTGACGTGTCCGCCGGGGAAGACCTTATGCAGCGTTGTATTGCCACTGTCTCTTGATCTCGGATTCTTGATCTTCTCAGATAGCACGGGCGTATCTCGGATCGCCGGAGATAGCCTGTCCTTTGACCAAGTTTGCGCCATTTCCAGAGTTGGCTGCACAACCAGCATCGGAGCCGGGTCTTGATGTATATGATAACCCACAACATTATTGATAAGCTCAGTCTTGCCGATCTGCGCTCCCGTCATCAAGACCACTGTTTCGACATTGGGATCAGAGACAGCATCCATCATTCCGCGCTGATATTCCGCTCGTGATGTCGTCCATCGACCAGCTTCAGCAGAACTCTCGCTTGAAAGCTGGCGATAGTTATCAGCCCATTGGCTGACATTTAGCTTCGGCGGCGGCTTTAGTGCCGTTGCGATGGCCGAAGACAGGCGAGAATCAAGTTTCTTCGCTTGCTGCTTCTTTATCGTATCCGACCAATTCATTCAGTGCCTCTACTATTTCAGCCTCAATCAAACTCTGGACCTCTTTGACCGTCGCAGCAATGTGAGCTTCAGGTGCAACCTTCGTCGGGACAGCCAACAACTTGGTTCGGACCTTCGTTAGCTGCAACTCAAACTGTTTAGCTACATTTTCAATATACACAAGATCGCCGCGCTCTACAGCATTTTCCATTTCCTTGGCATCGGCTTGCTCTTTTGCCAGCCGCGCTCGCTCTTCTTGCAGGTCAAGATCGCCAACCTTTGCTCGGCCAGCGGCTATTTCGCGAACATGCAGGATGTATTCCTTGCGAGCCAGGTCAATGTCGTACTTTCCTCGCTCTTGCTTGGTGATAATCCCCTTATTTATCATATCATGCACGGTTTTCGTGCTTGTTTGAAGATGCGCAGCTAATTCTGACACGCTAGACATTTTGTGCTATCCTTTCGCAGACACCTCCATATATACAGTTCTATCGCTAAAAAACAAACGTGCCTCGCGCGTACCCGCAGGGCATCTTGGCCAGAGGACCCGCTTGAGAGCAATTGTGCGACGTTTTGAGTGGGGAATGGGTGTCCGCATAGGTGCCAGGTCATATTTGCGCAAACCGCGCTTAAAACGGCCTAAAAACGGACCCTTTTTAGAGCCGCTCATTGCCGTAATATCCGACGGGCCTAGGGGGTAGCGCGATTGATTTAGGCATTGTAAGGCGATATTTGCGCGGCGCGATTTTAGCCTGGCAAGCGGGCGGGCAATCGGACAGCAAAAAGCCCGCGCAAATGGCGGGCGGGCGGGCGGACTGGCAAGCGCGCAGCAAAAAGCCCGCGCAATGGCGGGCTTGATGTTAGGTTATGGCGGCGCGCTTAAATTAGCGCCATGATTGCTATCATGATTGCAATTCCGCAAAGGTTACAGGTTTTTTCCATTATGCAAATTCTTTCTGCAATAGCTCTGGCATATAGCGCGCAGCGCAATCGCTTATGGCGTCCCATGTTATGTAATGGCAACCGATTGTCACGTTGCCACTTGGATCAATCTCGTTAAGATTGTAATGACCAATTTTCAATCCGCCCTTATATCCCTCATTGTCATTGCGGCAATGCTGCGCAAATTTGAAAAGGCGCATTGCATCTTTTAAAGGTACGCGGGCGCCGCCACTTGTTTCCACATTGTCATTATGCACGCGGCAAATAATATCGCGCCCGCTTATCGAGTGAATTTCACGCGCGTGAAAGCGGCTCTCTTTCTCTTTCCTGGTCATATCTTGAAAGCGCTTAACCTCTGCGCAGGCGACGGCATAGATTGGATCAATATATCTTTCGATTGCCAATTGAGCGTTATTATATGCCGCCTCTAATTTTCTTTGCATTGCTTTGGTCATAAATTCACGATTGCCCGCATTTATTGCAACGCGCGCTCTGCGCAGGTCCGCCATTCTACTTTCACAAGCGGCCCTCACTCTTATTGCAATATATTCCAAATCTTTCCCGCCATGCACGTCGCGCTTTAAATTGCGCCGCATTTTGGCAATTTCCAAAGCATATTCCCGCGCCTTTGCGAATTTAGCGCCGCGCGTAAATTGAGATAAATCAAACTCAATTGCCGCAATCAAACGTGCTTTGCGTTCTTTCTTATCTTGCTGCAATGCGCCTTTGATAGCATCTGTTTTCCTGCCCGCTATATCTTGCCACGCAAAGCGCGCCGCCCTTTCATGCAATTCAATTTCGCCTTGCCAATATTCTTTCATCCAATCAGAGCGCGCCCGATTTAATTTTTCCTGCGCGTTCTGAATTTCCCGCGCCATGCCTTTGCAATATGCGGCCGCTTGCTTTGGTAAATCTTGCTTATGATATTTGTCGCCTTGCTTTGCGCGCTCTTTGATCCAAAGCAATTCTTGAACAACGCGCAGCGCGGGCAATTCTATGCAATCCCTATGGCGCAACGCGCTGCGCGCTTGGCTAACATGCTTTGACGTGGTCACGCTATAGCTATCGCGGGTAAATAGATATTTGCCGCCATATTCCAAGGCGATTGGAAAATGCTTTCCATATGAATAGAGAACGCCATTCTCAAAATATACGTTGCCGTTCGCAGAGCGGCCGTATTTTTGCGCGCCGCTTGCATAGATATGGAATAACTCTTGATTGCTAAAAACTGTTTTCATTGCCTTACCCTTTCGCTTGAATTTGGATTGCTTTCCGTAGGCGCTGCGCTAATTCCGCGCGCTGCAAATAGAAAACCAAAGTTTCAACGTCATTATAGTCGCACTCACCATGCGCGCTTATTTCAATATCGCTTTCGATACATTGCAGCGCCATTTTCGCTTGCTCTATAGTTAAACTTACCATTTTCTTTCCTTTCCTAGTTTACGATTGATTGCGATTGAATTTGTGCAGCGTCGCAAAGCGCGCTTGATGACGATTGAAAATAATATCCAACCTCAAGCCAATTGTTAAAAACGCCATAGCCGCATGTATCGGTCCAGAATTCGGTTGCCATAAGCGCGGGCGCATAAAACACAAGCGCGGCGAATAACATAACGCCAAAAATTCCGGTCACGAATTCGCCTGCTATTTTATAGTGGCAATCAATTGCGCCAATCTCTTTTAAAACGGGGTATGTTCTGCACTCTTTACACATTGTTTTTTTCCTCATGTTATCGCGGCCAATCAAACCGCCTATCACCTCAATATATTCAAAGCATATACCTGGCAAGTAAAAAATGCACCAATTGCCATTTTTTATCAATTAAATCAGTCCGCCAAAATGCTGCGACGCGGCGTCAAAATCATGCCGCAGCGCAGCGAGCAGGCAGGAAAACGCCACCGAAAACGCACAAAACCATGACCGAGGGAAAAGCTCACCCCACCGTGGAAAAAGCTCACCAGTGGAAAAGCTCACCCCACCGTGGGAAAAGTTCACCGAGGGAAAAGTTCAGCCGCGAATTTTCGCGGTGCGCAGCGCGCCGACAAAAGATTTGCGGAAAAGTGTGGGGAAAGTTCGCGCGATGCCGCGCTTGGCCGCTGGCAGGGGATCATAGACGCGATTAATCTTTGCGCTTGGTGCCAAAGTATAAAGCGCCTTCACCTTTGCATTCTTCTTTTTGCCAGTGCGCTCCATAATCATGCTATTGCCAGTGCGCTTGCTGGTTCCAATAAATGTATTCTTGCGGGCTAAAATTTGCTTTGGCTTTGACGCCTTTGTCATCGCGCCTTCCATCGAGCCAGACCGCCGCCTGGTCAGCTTCGCACCAGTGACCGGAATGGCCAGCTTTGTGCGCCCAGATGTCTTTATCCCACCTTTGACATGCCGCTTCATGAACTGCGTGCCAGCTCTGGTCTTCTTTGTGCCTTGGGGTGCGCCAGCAAACCCACTTGCCGTTGTTCCCGTCGGCACTGGGTCATCAACAGGCTGAATGGACGCCACAGCCACCCCTGTGCGCTTGGCAAACGATGCGTTGGCGCCGTACACCCGGTGAACCGCCATGATGAAAGATAAGTTTCGCGCCTCAAATGTGCGCATGTATTCGCGGGTGATGTCCTCGTTCCGTACCTTCACCGCTGTTTGCGTGACTGCCCTAGCAACCGCAAAGGGGATCTGACGCCGCGCCAGGTTGTCCAACTTCTTGTACATCTGATCGGTGTCGGCCTTGATTGAGAAGCGAATAGACATTTGACCCCCTTCGATGGAAAAGCTCAACTCCGATGGAAAAGCTCACCCATATAGTACACGATCAGTGAATAGATTGCGAGGTGCTTGCGGATTCCTGTATCATCTGAACCACGCAGAGCATGGCAACCATGATCTGAGCGGCGTTGTATCCTTCGTCATGGCACTCATCCATAAAGTCAAACACGGCATCAATGATCTCGGCGTCAATCTCCAAGCCCTTCGACATAACAAAAAATTCACTTGACATAGCTCAACCTTCCCCTGCTGCGGCGACCTTACTGGCAAACAAAGCAAAAAAGAACCCCCGCTAAAAAGCAGGGGTCCAGGTGAACAAGAGCGCGTGTCTGGGAGGAGGTGCGCTCCGACCCACTTATCACATATTGGCCACAAAGTCTACTGACCTTCATCGCACTCAGCTCCCAAGGCCATATAGCCAGCGCCGTCACAACTGGAGTCTCTGTGCTTTCCATTGCGCAACCTGGCTATTTTAAGGAGCGCCATCATATGACAAACGTCAGCCGCGCTGACCGCGTATCCAAGATAAGCTGACCACATTGCGGCAATGCAGCCAAAGTTCTCATGCGCGTCCCCGTAGTCGGAAGCCCGCTGCCCGTTGATAAGCTGGGACGCCTCTTTCAGCACCTGTGTTCTCACATTGTCTGTCATTTTACTCTCCATCTGGTTCAAAGTTAATCTCGTCATCGTACATCCTGACCGCTGTGATCTTGGCTTTCGGGAACTCATTGACCACAGGGGCCACCAGATCGTCTGTAAGCGCGTTTAAGACGGCACAAACGTCTGACAGGTGGTACACAGCCCAATTTGGGTTTGCGCGTCTGACGGCGCTTATATCGCCGCTGGCGAGGAAGCAATATATCTTGCCACCCCACTCGCATATATGCCCGTCAACTTTTGGCGGCTCATGGCCATCCTGCCGAGCTTTCAGGTTCATCATCTTGAGTGCTTTAATCAAGTTGGTGGCCAGCTCTGCACATAACGTGTAATCGTCGGCAACCATCGCGGCGTCCAGATCACCACGCAGCTCGCGGTATCTCAGCGCGTAGGCTGGCGGTACGCAATTGACCAACGTATCACCCCAAACTTTGCTGGCCGCTGCTGACGCGAAGACAAACGGCTCAACCGCTGCTGCTACCTTGTAGTGGATCGGCTTGTCATGGTCAGTGTGCTTGCTTTCAAACGTGCCGCGATTGGCCATCGCCTTGGCTGTCTTTTTAGCCATTAATTTTCTCCCGACACGCTACGACGATTGCCCTATAGGCAAATCGTCGTTTTCGTAGGTCATGTCCAATCATACGATTCTGACTACGATTAGCTACGAAAAATACGAAAAACGTGTTTATACTGTGTAAAATCAACAACATGAAAATCGTAGCAAAATCGTACATCATGTGACCCTGCCTTCCTTGGCAGAAATCCATATTTTGCCCTCATTTTGCACCATATAGCCGCTTGAGATTAGCCCTTTGATAGCCGACGTGTAGGCTCCAGACGGGTTGGCGGAGGTCATTTTACCTCTGGCAAACTCCCTCAGACTCTCTTCGTCGATGCACCAGAAGCGCCCACTTTCGGGCCAGCCTGGTCCCGCTGGGTTCTCTCCGCCGATGCCCTCGCCGCGCAGTTGCTTGAAGGCTGAGACCACAACCTTCTGGTTTGCCCCCGACGGTCTCTTCTGCTGCATGTCGGCTACATCGTCGGGATCAGCCTGCTCGATGGTACAAGTTGTGACTGCATCGCCATCCTCATCTTTGCCCAGCTCATGCACCTTTAGTGTGAACACAAAAGGCTCCTGCGGCTCCAGATCACGCTGTTTAGTAGCGGTAGCTGTGCGCATCTTGCCTTCTACCTCAAGTTCAATCTCGGAATCGCATCCGGCCCGTAAACTCGAATGGCCCCGAGCACCACGCGCTGCATCCTTTCCGGAGTGATGCACGATCATAATATGTGCGCCTGTGACATCACGAAGAGCATCCACGTTGGCAATAAAAGATGTCATATCTGTTGGCCCGTTTTCATCGCCGCCAGCCATTGCGCGGGATAGAGTGTCGATCACGATCATTGCCAGCGGCTCACCCTTGTCAGCTTCAATCTGCTTGCACAGCTCGATTAGGCCAGCCAGGTCGGCCTCTGGTCGCAGCAGATCAACGGGCGATGGCCTGACAGCCAGCGGAGCGTCAAAGATGCCATATTGTTTGCGCAGCGCCACACAGCGAGACCGGAAGGCATTGCCGCCCTCTGTGGCCAAGTATAGCACTGGTCCGCCTTTGACCTTGCTTCCCTGCCACTCGACGCTGGCTGAGACGCAAAGCGCCATGTCAAGACAAAAGAACGACTTGCCGACG